AGATAAGAGAATCTATGGTTAAATCTGCTTCATAAAGCAGTACATATTTTAGAAGTTCTAAATTCATATTTCTAAAAGTATCAATATTAAAAACAGGAATATTGATATTCCATACATCTTTTATAAGCTTAAATATATTATCCGTTCCAGGATTATATATATATTTTATCTTTTTAAGTCTCTCTTTATATTTCCCCATATAATAATAGAAAAAATTTAAAAAACTATAGTTATTAATTCCACCAATTAATAAATAAGAGAAAAAACGTGAAAAGGAAATAGCTAAATATTCTTCACCAATTTTAAAAAATCTCTCACAAAATAAAAGAGATGCAAAAAGATCTTTTTCTTCCTTAAAGAGAAGTCCACCTTTTAATTGATATCCTAAGTATTTTCGATCGTTAATATTATCAGCGATAATTACTTTTTCAGGTTTAACAACCAGATCAAAATATTTAAAAACTAATGCTTTGTATTTATCAATATCAAAAGTTAAACTTTTCCAAATGTAAAATGCAAAATCGTCGCCAAGCCAATTTTCATCTTCTATCTTGTTCATGTTAAATTCAAAATCAACCAAATTCATCATTTTGAGAACGGTGTAAGTTAAAATCATGTTGAGCAAGGTATTAATTAATAATGTTCCAGCGGTGCCAGAAATAAATCCACATCGTTTACGAAAAACAGATCCATCAGGAAATAAAATTTTACTGTTAAGTGCTTGTTGCATGCAAAAATTATATTCAAGACGTTGTTCGTAAGATTGAAAGTCAATGTAATGAGATAGCTTCTTCATTATCATTTCGTGAAACCAGCGAGCTCGAAAAGAATCCCAACCAGATATATCTGTGTTGATGAGTCGATAGTCTTCAGATTTAGTCATAAATCGTCGTAATCTTAGCATTGATCTTTTACCATGAATGATTCGTTTAGTAAAAAATTGCTTTTCTGCTAATTGTTTATAAAAAGGATTGAAATATTTCAATTCTGATATTATTGTTGTTGCGGATACAAGCCAAATAGCTCTTGTTTTATTTTTAACTCGTTCTGAAAGATGACCACGCATTGCTAACATTGTGTAATCGTTAACGGGTTGTTTTTTCGCAATTTTATTGAATTGATTATAATATTCACTTCTTATAATTGGCATCATATCTTCTTTTTTGACAGCTTTTTTATAATGTTTTAGCGCCAGCCAACCAGTTGATGTATTTTTAGGCATTGAATACATTATTTGTTCTGCGGTGCAAGGTTGTGCTTTATCAAAATTTTTAAAGACATGGTTAATTGATTGTTCAAGACAATTCCAAAAATAGTGTTCTTTTTTAGAAGGTCTTTTCATCATAGGAAAGGTGTATTGCAAAAGTGATGCATACATTCTGCCAGGTTTAGGAGTTTTGTTTCGATCCGAGATATCGTAGTAAAGCGGAGCGTCGTATTCCTTGAGGGCTTCCTTAATGTAAGGATCTCGAAAGGCTTTGTTTCCTGGATGATGTAGGTTGTATGTGTATTCAGTTTCATGATCGAAAACGAATTCACCAGAGTCGATAGCCAATTGTTTGAAATCGTCGAATTCTAGTTCGATGTTGGCGTAAGAAGGTTCTGAGAATACATAATGCGATTGATAACACGTACAAGGTTCCTGTTTGTTTAAAAAATTTATATCTAAAAGATTTTGTTTAGTATATAAATATGGTTTACGTTTAAAAAGGCAGTTAAACGAAGAGTGGGTAGGTTTAAACATAACGGAAAAAGAAAGAAAGTTTTAAATGCTGAAACCAGCTAAGTTTGAATCTGGTTCGTACTCTAGGTACAGCAACTCAATTTAAAATTCAGTGACTTAAAGAAAGGGAATTTTATTTTAAGGGAATGAAA